AGTTTTTCTAATTGAGCGGATAACTTATAAAAAGTATCCTTTTGCTTTTTAGTCAGATAGTCCGGAACGATAATACCGTCGGTTATCGGCTTGATCTCTCGCTCCTGGCGCTCCTGGATCTCCGCCTTAGTTAAGTGCTTAGATCCTCGAGCCTGGACTACCTCGATAGGTAATCTCTGACCGGCCATAGTATCGCCTCCTCCCGGTTAGATTTTTAAGTCCTTTCCGTTATGTAAATTTTTCGATTGCTCTAATCATGTTACACCTCGCTTATATTACACTAAAAAGGCGCTCTTACTTCACTCTGATTTTCTGTCCTGCGTAAATCTTGTTCGGATTAGCAATACCGTTGATCTGTGCTAAATGCTGATATGTTGTTCCGTATTTAGAAGCAATACCACTTAATGTATCACCACTTCTAACAGTGTAATATACCGCTTTATTAGCACTCATCAATTTATTAACAATTGCTTGTATTACAGTGTAGTTATATCCTGCACTTGTTAAACGCTGTTTACGATCATCACCATTGCCCCACTTTCCGGCAATGACTTCCTTTGCAATCTCGTCATTAGATTTCTTTGCCAGCTTTGCATTCACTGCGTTCTGAACTGCATCGTAGTTATACCCTGCAGCAGTCAAACGTTTCTTTCTGTCTGAACCATTTCCCCATTGACCTGCAATTACTTCATCAGCAAGCTGATCATTTGTCTTTCTTGTTGGATTTGTCTGAGGCTTTGCTGTACTTGTTGACTTACCGACATATGCATCCCATGTGGAATTGTCTCCGTAGAATACATTACAGTCCAAGTTGCCACTGTAGCCATTTAAACGACCACTTGAAGTCCACTGCCACATACAGTAGAAAGGCCACCACTTTACTTTTGGTCGTGATCCTGCGTTAGCCATATCGTAGTTATAATCCGGATTATTATCACGATATTTTGCTACCCATAATCCATAGTCTGCATTTACAACACTTGACCAGTCGTGCGCGTTGACTACTGACTCGGACATATAGATCGCAGGCTTTACGCCGGATAGCTGATATACTCTGTCTAACCATCTCTTTGCCCATGCGACATCGCTTGTGTTTCCGGATTCCCAGTCAAGAATAGGGATGCCCTTTCCAAAGTATCCACGGCAGTTGTTGTAGAAGTATTCTGCTTCTCTGACTGCGTCATTTGTCGGTCTAGCGAAATGATAGAATCCAATCTTTTTTCCTAGCTTCAACGCTTGCTGAATGAATCCATCACAGCTTTTGTCAACATATCCAATGCCCTCTGTTGCTTTTGCAATTACAAAGTCACATGGTACTTTTGATAGGTCAATTCCTCTTTGCCAATTTGAAATGTCAATACCGTTTAATGTCATTTTTCTCCTCCTTCAATCTGACAAAATAAAAACTTGAGATAATTTCCTCAAGTCTTTGTTATCTGTTTGTCTGCTTCATCGCTTCTGCCACTGAATCATGCCATCTCTTAGGCACATCTTCCAGTGTCATGCGGTTCATCTGAATCTGTCTTACGTACCATTTAACCATGATTATTCTCCTCCTACGATTTCTGCAAGTGAAGCGATTGCCCCGTTGATGGCTGCGATGTCAGCAGAGTTCTGACTGACTGTATCTTGAAGTGTTGGCTTGTTCATCACAAATTCAAGAATATCTGCCGTTTTGCTTCCAAGATTTACATTGTAATTAGTCATGATTGATTCAATCTTTGTGTATCCGTTGTATGTTGCTACTACTGTTGCCCCGTCATCACTGTAAAGGTCAAAGTTGCCGTCAAACTTTGCAAGTTCAGACTTCAGTGCGTCTACTGTCATTCCGTCTGCTACGAATGCCATACGTAATGCTTCGGGGGAGTAATTTACCCCGTTGTCTAATACGTCATAAAACTTGCCATTGATTTTTAATTTGTTCATATTCTCTCCTTAATTAAGCTGTTCTTTCCCAAATGTAAACTGCCAAATACGGTTGCATATTGTTATGACTTGCACCGCCACCTGTTGAATTTGTGTTTAAAATATTACTAGATTGTGAACTTGTTTCACTTTTTTGGTCAATGTATAGAACCTGGTCTCCGTTCTTATCCCAGGCGTCTGCTTTAAGCCCATAGTTGCTTAATTTATAGTTATATACTTTACCCGCACTGTGACCATGTGGTGGCATTTCATTCCCGGTTAGATAATGGTATGCTTCTCCGCCAGTTGAACCTAGTGGGTATGTATCGTTTGCACCAATCAAGCATCGACCATCAGCAGTCTTTCTCCATCTTCCGCCCCATGCTTCTTGCGGGTTGAATGAAGCACTTGTACTGATATAAATGCTACCGACTGGATACGGAGCCAATTTTATTTTTTTCCATAAGTACGTCAATCCTGTTTCGTCTAAAAAAGCCATTTTTCATTTTCCCTTTCTATACGCATATAGAATCAATCTTTGCGTTAGTAATTGCTGAATATGTAGTGTTGCTGTCTTGCTGAGTAAATGTAGTAGTTGTTCCATCCAATGCCGTTGCTGTAAATGTCGTTCCCGATCTTGTAATGCTTTTTATTGCCTTTGACTGATCATAGTTTGCAACGTTGCCTAGACCTACTTGTGCTTTAGTCACTTTATGAGGATTACTTTTATTTCCTATATGGTTCCTGGCTGTAGAATCCTTGACCGTGTATGTTGTGCCATTTTGGAGTTCGATACTTGATATATCAGCCATTCAAGCAACCCCCTTTACTTTGTTGTAATTGTTGCGCTTGTGCCTTTAAACGCTGGTGCGGATGCACTAGCAGACTTAATGCCTGTTGCAACCGTTACCTCTTCTCCTTTTGTTGGCAAAGAACCTGCTGAGAATCCCAATGTTAAAGTCTCATTGTCAACCGTTGCCGTGAAATTTGGCAATGTTCCTACGTCAGTCATCGGCGTAACACTCGCTGTGTTTACAGCAACCGTAACAGTCGGTGCGGAAACTGAACCTGCCGGTGTATATGATGCACTCGCAGAATCCTTGAATGCCAGTCCCTTGAGACTGCCTGTACTACCAAATTCATGCCACTTTTTGTCTGATGTAGACCATACAAATTCAAGCTGTTCGTAAATTACAACGTCACCGTTTGATGGCGTATAATCTGCTTCATTAATCTTGATTGGTGATGTGCTAGAGCCATTCGCAAGTGCCGTTGTTGTAACTCCTGCGTAATGCATAGCACCTGTTCCAGATCCTTTGAGCATGCTAATGTCATTTCTTGCTGTTGCATCTTTGATGTCGTAAGTGACTCCACTAGGTAATGTGATTTCTGAAATATCTGCCATTTTTATTTTCCTCCTATAATCAGATTTCCTTTGCTAACAGTATACGTCGTACCACTGTCCCATTTCAACCTGTCTTCACGTGATACGTGTATATCTTCATTTTTTGCATGTATGTTTATTTCGCTGTTCAGATTTTCAAATTCTTTTTTTGCTTCGCTTGCACTCTCAATATCATAGTCTGCAAGCGATTTGTTTCCTTTTACTTCAACATTGTTGATTTTAGGAATATTTGTTAATTCGTTATAATCGTCTGTCCCATCTGTTCCAATAACTGTAACGCTATCCATTTTTACGGTTAGATAATCATCGTCCGCAAGCATGATAATTTTGTAAAGGTCCATGCTTTACACCCCTTTTTCGGTATCACCTGCGAACGTGACTTCTTCCGTGATAATCAGCTTGCCTACAAACGTCTGATGTATCTTATCACCTCTGATAAGCTCAATGTCATAATAATAAGTTCCATAATCAATGTTGTCTGTATCTTCCGGCATGATTGAGAATGAATATACATTTCCACTTTTAGTTATCGTTCCATCAGTCAGTTTTTTCTGAATGATAATTTTACTCGCTGATGTATTTGCTTTTACCGTAAAAGTAATTTGAGTAAATTCTTTGCTTACCTCTGTATCGTTTGCATCACGAACGGTGAAATGAATATTTCTAATGTCACCTCTCGGCATTGTAATACGTTCCATACATTATACCCCCGTTATAGAATCTATCTCCGCATTTGTGATTGTCTCAAACGTTGCCCATACGAAATCATAATCAGTGTTGCTTTTCTTTTTCAAGAACTGTCCTGCAATTCCTCCCGAAGGAATGCCGTCTCCATCTTTGCCGTTGGTAACCTTAAAAGTTGTGGTAACTCCGTCAGTACAAGTAACAGTATAAGTATCAACCAGGCCGTCGGTGGAGGTCTTTTTAATATCTTTAATATTACCGCCAGCCTCGCCTTTTAATAATAACGTTTTAAAAATAATATCACTCATTTTTACCTCCTCGTAACTTCCCAGGTGATATCTAAATATCCTCTCATAAGAGTATAGATATCATCTCCAATATTTAATTCCAGGTCATAGTAATAACGTCCGATAGAAATAGTCTCCGTTTTACTAGGAGCCACTCTTACGCAGTAAGTACGAGTATCAGTCTCCTTATTATGATCCACCAAAGTTATATGATCGTCTAGGTCACACTTAAATAATACTTCGTCATTG